ACAACGCGGGCGACGACGACGACATCTTCACGCGCGTCTCTCAGGATTGGGGCATCAGTTTCGAACCCGCAGTCCCCTGCGTGCGGGACGGGGGCACGCCACTGCGCGGCGTTCCGCTCGATGCGACGCTCGCGCTCATCCAGCACGCCTACTATCTCGTGGTGCGCGAGGGCGAGAACTATCGCGTCTTATCCAGTGAAGACGGCGTGAACTGGACGACAGTCCTGACGCTATGACCTTCCCCGTCACTGGTTCGCGAGCCAGCGCCGGTTGTGGTCTCCTCCTGTCCCTTGAGGACAGGCTTCCTCCTTCGTCGAGGAAACTTACGCGGATATAGGGATTGCTCCCCAATATCCGTGCAGCGGTCTCTCTCTCCAGAGGCGTCAGTTCGGGGCGACCCACCCCTACGGCTCGAACAGTGTTCAAGCCATATGCATTATACCCCACATATACCGCCTGTGTCAACCCCGCGCTGGTTCTCAATCCAGCGTCGGTTGTGCGGGATCGGTCGCCCCACGGGACGGTTGTTCGGTCGGTCGGCAGAACGGATGGAACGCGGTTCGGGTTCACCGAATCGGCACCATGGGGGCTGCGCCATCTGTTGGAGGTGAAGGAACATCTCTCGCGCGCACTCCGCGGTACGCTCGCAATTGCACTGAGCCGCGATTTCTATTAGATACGGGATGGCGTCCGCGCGGCGCGTTTGACCCAGCATGTATGCGGCGTCCACACGCGCCGTCCAGTGCCGTCGCGGGTTCATCGCCACGCTCAACATCCCTCTGAACGACGCATCGCACGGCATCGCGCTCAGCGCGGTGACAGCCGTTACTGCGACGGTATCATCCGTGTCGTCCCGTGCCGTCGCTATCAGAGCGTCCAGCACGGCTTCTTCGTGCAGACGCGACGCGACCAGACACGCTGCGCGACGGATGTGCGCTGCTTCGTGTTCCAGCGCGCGGCGCAGTGGCGCGAGCCGTTCCTCGCGCGTGTAGCCGTCGCGGAGCCACTGCAAAGCGTCTTCGCTTCCCTCGCCATAGTGCCCCTGCCACTGCACCATGGCGATAAGACGCGCCACATCGCGCTGCGCATGCGCGTTGTGCGCAAGCGCGCGGCGAAGCTCGATGTGCGACGCGAGTGCGCGGCGGATTTCCTCGTCCGATACACTCTCATGCACGCGCACCCGCTCCAGAGAGTATTCGTCCCATTCGTGCGGGAACACCCGCACCAGATGGGGCGATTTCGGCGTGAACGGGATCTCTACTGCGGCTTCAAAACCACGCATTGGTTACTCCCTAGACGCCGCAACATCTCACCGAACGCATCGGTCCCGACCGACTCGACGACAACAACCGCCGCGTTCATTTCTTGCGCGACCGCGTCGAGCCGTTCGATAAGTTGTATAAACTTGATTTCGGCAAGTGCAGGCATAATGACCACGAGAGCGTCTGCGCCGTATTTCCGCGCGTGAGCAACCATTCTCTCCAGATCGCGTTTGGTGCGACACGCACGGAACGAGAGATTCGTTCCGAGGAGTTCCATAGAACCCTCGATGTCTTCTGTCGCTCCCATTGCGAGCATCCCACACGCGAGAAGATCTTCGGGTTCGTTCATAGGGATACCGCATACGACGCGGCACGGGCGCGCGACCCGCAGTTCGACGGTTCTCCCCGTTTCGCCCAGTTGGATTTTCTTGGCAACGCCGGTGGCGAGACGCACGGCGTATTCGAGAGAGCCGTACAACGCATCCATCACATTCTTCGTCTCCTGCACGACAAGCGTGACAACACCGCGCGCGGCTGTCTCATCCATCAACCACTCGCACGCGGCGTTCTCATCGGATACACCAATCGCATGCAACACGCGGTTGTCGACCTGTGAAACGGTTCTCATGCCTCCATTATACCACATCCGCAACCGTTTTGTCAAGGGGATGGGAACTTTCGGTCGTGTCTTTTCGTCTTTTGATGCGGGGGGGAACCACACATGAAGCGTTTGGTTCAACAGTGGGTCTTGCGCTTACTGCGCGCGTGGGCGCGTCGGAACCGCGACGCTATCCATCGGTATTTCACAGACCGCGTGCTGTTCATCAGCGACGAACAGTTGCGCACTCTGTCTGGGGGCGACGACCTTATTTATCGCGGGCTCCGCGTCGGGTATACCATCGCGCGATTGCGCATCCGCATGTGGATTGACGATTTCATCGACGGGCGCGTCTTTCCCGATACAATCGTCCGCCGCTAGCGGGTATCATGGGGCGTGTTGGTGGATATAACTCAGGTTCGTGAGTTGGCGGACGCCATCGCTGCGGGCGAGAAGGCGCGGGTGAGCGCGGTTGCCGAGAGGCTCGGACTGCGCGTGGAGTGGCACGGCTCGCATTTCCGATTGCGCCGCGGCGTGCGCAGTGTTGCCTGCCGTTTGGGAACGCCGCGTGAACAGTTAGAGACGCCGATGCGCGTCCTGTTCGGTGGACTATGGGCAATCGCGTCCCGTTGAATTTGGACGACGGGTTGTGCGTGCATACCGTCTACCCATATCCCGCGCGGTTCCCGTCGTCGGTCGCGCGTTGGGCGATTGAGCGGTTCACGCGCGAGGGCGACACGGTGTACGACCCGTATTTGGGGAGTGGCACGACGGCGGTCGAAGCGGTGCTGCGGGGTCGCCACGCCGTCGGATGCGATACCAATCCGTTCGCGCTGTGGCTCACTCGAACGAAACTCGCGCTCCCCGATGTGATAACCTACGAGAAGACTGTGCGTGCGTGGCTCGTCCGATGGGCATTGGCAGGCGCGGAGGGAACATGGCATTCCGAATGGAACGCCCGTTGGTATGAACCGTCGGATTATGCACGGCTCTGCGGTCTGCGCCGTGCGGCGCAGTGCCCCGCTTCACAACTCACTTTCTTGCGTGTCGCCCGCACAGTGTCTTGGATGAACCCCCGTTCGGGCAAAGTGTGCCGACTGCGCCATGGAAAGCCGCGCGACCTGCGCGATATGATTGTGGGTCAGCCCTTGTGGATACGCGGGTGTCTGAGAAGATGGGAGCCGCTCACGCCCCGTCAACAGAACCGTCTGCGTCTGGTCTGGGGCGACGCCCGCACGGTGCGCTATCCCCCCGTGGAACGCCCGCACCTCGTGTTGACTTCGCCCCCGTACCTCAACGCCTACGACTACCTCGCGTGGTGTCGGCTGGAAATCGAGTGGCTTGCGGGACACCCGTTCTACGAACACGCGCGCCGCATCGCGCCCATGCGCCGTGAACCCGAATCGGCGTGGGACGACATCGCATGCGCACTGGCGCGCGCGTGGAACGAACTGAAGACGGGCGGGCACATGGTCGTTGTCGTCGGCGCAACTATCGTGCGCGGGGAACGCTTCGATACCCCAACGCGAGTGGAACGGCTCCTCAGCGACTTGGGCGGGGTTGTGCGCGAACGGCACACGCGACCCATCCGGTCCGCCATCGGGCATTGGCGCGACGCCCGCGGACGGTTCGTCGCCACGCCCGACAAAGCCACGATGACGACTTACCCCGACGAACAAATCATCGTCGCATACAAAACGCACGGTTGAACACACGCGCCCGTGCGCCGTATGTTCAACACAGCGTTGAACACACGCCCCCCACCTCGCCCATCACGCGCCCGCATCATCCGTCTGTCTCAGTCGGTCTACATACTCGACGACGCTCATCCCGCCCGATCGGGCACAATATCCATCGAGTGAACCACCTGCCGCAGGTACTCGATGTCCGGCGCTACGGGTTCCAGCGTTTCCACTGGGCGCGCGCCCGCTTTGGCGAGCGCGTCCCGCGCCAACTGTGCGTAGCGCGGTTCGATTTCTATCCCGATACTGTTCCGACCCAGTTGATACGCGGCGACCAGCGTCGTACCTGTACCCGCGAACGGGTCCAGCACGGTATCCCCGACATAACTGAACAACTTGATGAGGCGGCGCGGGATTTCCAGCGGGAACGGCGCGGGATGTTCCGCACGCTTCGCCGACGCGGGCTTGATACGCCATACCCCGCGTACCCAGTCTATAAACTCGTCCCGCGTCAAGTCCGACACGCCCGATGCACGCTTGCGCCATTCGCGCCTGTAGACGACCACAATCAGTTCCGCTGTGGCGATGACGCTCGGCGCACGCGCGCTCCGCCACGAACCCCACGCCGTGCGCGCGTTGATGTACCCCTTGTCCCACACGATGGTTGCATGGTACTGGAACCCCACATCCAACATTGCTGTGGTCAGTATCGCGCCCGCGCCACGACGCCCACCGACCGTCGTGTCCAACGGGATATTCACACACGCGCGACCGTCGGGCTTCAACCACTCATAACAACGCGCCATCCACTCCCGAAACAACGACACATACGCATCGAACGACCAGTCGTCGGTACACGCCCCATACGCCTTGCCCAACCCATAGGGCGGGGAAGTGACGATGAGGTCAACACTCTCCGCGGGCAACGCGACCGTCATCATGTCCGCCTCGATCACACGCGCGACAACCACAGCGCGATTTTACCCACATCCCCACTGCCGCGTAACAATTCTTGACCATGCCCGACGCGAAGCACTCGCCAAAGACTTATGTCGGGGTTAGAGAACGCTATGAGAACGAATGTCGACTTACTGATTGATGCACTTGACCGCGAACGCGCGTTCGTCCGAATATCGCGCAAGCGACCCGACGGGCGCGATGAAACCGTCTTGCAATTCTCCCAGCTCAATTTCTCGGAGGACACCCTCAAACGGATAGTCAAATACTATCCAGAACAGCGCGACACGCTCGCGTGTATCGTACTTGGCGCGTTGCCCGTGGAATTGCGTTCCCCAAGAACAATTCTCTTGTTGCGCACCGTTCTCGGCAACGCATACGCCCCATCGTCAGAAGTCCATTCGTTCGTGTTGCGCGCGTACAGCGAAGCGTCCGAAGACCTCGTGGACAATGGCATCGATGTCCGCCGACTGATTATCAACGCGGCGCAAGAACTCATCGAGACAGCGCAGGATACACCCGATGCGTACCAGGCGGTGTTGCATCTTCTGGAGAACCCGCCCCCAGCGGTCTTGGCGCGACCCGAATACCTACACGCACACCGTCTGCACATGGGAACCGTTGCGTTCGTTCACCCGCAAGCAGACGAACAGACGCGCTCAGAGTTGCTCCATAAGATGGCGGACGCCATAGACGCGCTCGAAGCCATGTATCGTGCCGAACCGCGAGTGCAAAACAGCCCCGATGACGCGAGTTTCTTCGCACATCATCTGTGGCGCAGACACAACGCACTCCCGTTGCTCAACCGTCTCATCGGGTTCTCTGTTCCCCAGCGGAACGATATGACGGCTCTTGCGTATCTTGCCGCGCTCATGCACGGGACACTTCTGTTCACGCCCCAAGCCTCCGATAGTAAGTGGGTATCAGAGGCTCTCTACCCGTTGCTAAAAGACCCGCTGGATGAACTGTTCCACCAGCGGGCGTTCGCACCCAAAGATGTCTATGCGGCAATCACGAACCGTCTGCAGGAGGCGGGTCCCGAGGTCTACTGGCAGTTCGTCAAGAATATTTTGGAGACCGAAGACCTCTCAAGGTATCTATTGTGCGACTTGGTGGCGGCGTATATGCGGCGTTTCCCGCGAAGTGTGCGAAGTCTGGCGAAGATTACAGCGCAACAGATGACGAGCGACGAAAGTGTCAAGAAGTTCGCTGCGCTTATCGCGGGTGCAACGGACTTTGAGCATAAAGCGATTCTCAAGATGTTGCCACCCCGTGGGCACGAAGCACTCACGACGGCGTTGCGAGCGAAATACCGTGAAATCAGTTCTAGGGACACGGCACTGCGCAACACGGTCGCTGAGCGTCTTCTGGCGTCTGTCTATCATTTGCTTCCCCTTACCGTTCGTGCGATGTGCGCGGGGAGCGAATCTCCATCGGCGGTCTGGAACGCTTTACAAACCGTGTTGGGACAACCCGACCGTGTGCTGCGCGCCACGCCGCGGAATCGCGCGCGGTTCCAACGATGGCTGGACAAAGCCCGCCACGAGGACCTCATCGCGCGCCTGTGCGCTCCGCCCGATGAATTCTAACGCCGTCCGCGCCGCGTATTAGAGAGGGAGAGATGATCACGAAAGAGCAGGTGCAGGAAGCGATTGAGGTGCTGAAGCGGAAACGACAGGCTTATTCCCATAGACCAATAGTGTCTGTACGGGAAAATCCCGTACCAGAAGGCGAGACGCGCCTCATGCTTCAGACCGAGAGCTACGACGACTGGAAACCGATTTTCGACGCGCATCCCGAACTGCGCGATGCGCTCACGCTCGTCGTGATGGCGTCTTACCCGTCGGATAGAACAGGGATGCCAATTGCACCACTTATTCAGAGAAGTATCTCGGAGTGGGTAGATTTCTACGAGAGTCTCCCGCCCGATGTGTTGGATACGGACCCGCCACTGGGACTGCATGTGCTGATACGCAATCTCGCCGATACAATATTTTACGCGATGCCCGATGATGACGATACGGTCATCGACACAGACGACGAAAAACGGTTGTTGTCGTTGTCGGTTAGTCGCCCTCTGGTGGTACAGGCGGCGGGGTTGAAAGCGCAAGTGTTGCACGATATGTTGTTCAAGGCGTTGGTGTACCCGTTGTTGCCCGAATCGGGGGGAGACGCGATGTTGGAACAGGTCGCCGACGCGGTGGAGCAGTTCATCGATGCGTATGGAACAGGCGCGTTTCCCGACATCAACGGGCAGGCATTCACACAGATTGCGTACCCGATAGAGTTCTTGCCGATTGCGCAAGTGTTTAGTCGTGCGCTCGTTGACCCGACGGCGAGTGGAGTACCCAGACGATACTTCACCGATGTATTGGGGGAGTACCAGTATTACCCAACACCGCTTGAGCAAAGTTGGGTCTATGAAAAGTTCGCTCCGCTCTTTGACGAGGGGCTTCGCGATTTGTTTGCGCGGCGCGAGTTTTCGCGCGATTCTGTGCGTGCGGTGTTGCGCGAAGGGTTTGGCAGGATTACACAGCCATCGGCGTTGAGGCAAATCCTCAAAGAGATTTGGAAACGGGGGTTCCCGACGACATTTTATGGGCTGATGGCGGTGTTCTCGCATGAGTTTCCCGAACAGTCGATGAGAATCGCGCGATTGGTGGCGCGAGCCGTACCCAATGCGTATGCCGCGACGATGTATCTGCATCTCGCGCTGGGTTGGGCAGGTGACCGGAACACCGAACCGGTCCAATTCGTTTCACAGCCAATGCGCGACGCTGCGAAAATGGCTCTCCCCATCGTCTACCAAAGAGTGTTTCACGGGAAGCAATCGGGTTCGCACCGATTGCACAACCAACGCGGTGAGTTCGCGCGGGTAACCGCCTCCGCTGTTCTCGGCATCGAAACAGACCACATGAACCATTATTATCCGCCTCAGATGTGGATTGATTTGTGGGAAGGGCTCCATAGTCTGCTTACGAACCCGTCGGAACTGCTCAAAGACCCGCAGAAGTTGGCGGCGTACCGTAACGCGCATGACCGCGTATTTGAGGATGGGTTGGCAGATGATTTATGCAGGAGGGTAAACGATGAGAGACAAGTATAAGACCGGTGACCATTGGATCGACCGTGCGCGTGAGCGGATGAGGCGTCGTGGGACGGAAGGCGCGTTTTCGCGGGCGGCGAAGCGTGCTGGGATGGACACATGCGCGTATGCCAACCATGTGTTGCGCGACCCGAAAGCGTCGCCGAAGTTGAAACGGCGTGCGCTGTTCGCCAAGAACACGGGTTGCCGAAAGCGCGCGAAGCGTCCCTAAAAGTGGGAGAACACCATGGAATACGATTGGGACATGGATCCCGAGTGGGGCACGGACGACGAAACGGACGCGCTCACGGCGGAATTCGAAGAGATTATCGATGCACTGCTCGACTATCTCGAAGCCATCATCGGGGAAGCGGATGACGAAGACGCGGGATGGGACGAGTGGGGCGATGACACGATGGTCATGTGAGTTTCGCGTCGGGGACTACTGGACGATTCCGCGCGAACGGTTCGCGGGGCTGGTCGTCGCGCATTTGCCCGATGCGGAGACTCGTACCGTGTCGCCCATCGCGCATCGGTATTTGGCGCGTGGTGGGGTTTGGCTCGCGGTCGTGCCCCCATCGCGGATAACCGACGCGATTGCCCAGACCGCGACGGACGGCATCGTCTATTGGGAACATGTGTTCGTGTGGGTCAATCCGCCGTATGTGTCCGACCCGCGCGCGTTGTACCCGAACCCGCCGGGGTGGTACGCGATTCTGCCGTTCTCGCGCGCGAATGAGTTTCCCTCGAAACGGGTGCGTCGCGTGCGCCACGATGTGCTGATGAGCGGGGATTTGCCCGACTTCCTCATGAGACTCTCGCCCCGCGCGCCACGCACGCTGCTTGACCTCGCGTGTCGGTGGGGGCTGTGGGGCGTGATGGCGTATCGCGCGGGACTACCCTACTACGGCAACGACATCTCACCCGTTCAAGTCGGCATCGCGCAGTATCGCGTTGGACTCATCGCGGGGCAGACCACTTGACATTTGTGTATCGCGTGTGGTATAATCTCCAGCGTATGATACGGGTCATCGCAGCCGTGGAGGCGATTCGGCGGCAACTGACCGCGCGCGGGGTCACGGTTCGGGATTTAGACATCCCGATAGACGATCTTGGCACGACCGTCTCAGAGACGGGCGAAGCCGAACTGCTCGAACCGTTTGGTGTGATTCGTGTGGAACGCACGGGCGAGACGCTGTTCACCGAGTTTGTGGACGGCGTGCAGATGGTTCGCGCCGTCTTCCGCTGGGCGGGTGCGCCGTGTTATTATGGGCGCGCCGTCGCCGTGCGTCTCACACGCGATGCGACCCGTCGGCTCCGACGCGCGGCGCACGACTCCCAAGAATGGTTCATGACCCCCTACGCGCTCTACACCGACGATTCCGTCCCTATTCTGCGCGAACTCGGCATCGTCGATGTGGATGGTGAAGCGGGCGCGAACTCGCTCGTCTCCGCAGCGCGAAACACCATGGAACGGCGTCTCGCACGCGAATCGAATGCGTGGTGCATCGTCGATGGCAGTTCCGCCGACATCAATAACCCGTTGGTCGTCGGCGTCTCCAAGACTATCGGCATGCACCTCCCCATAGAGACGATGCGCACCGTGTTGAATCTCCAAGTCGGGGAACGCACGACGGCGTTCCGTTTACCCACAGAACCCGGTACCGTCTCGTTCTACATGCGGTTGTGCGACCGACGCGGAGATACGCCCCACTTCGGTCTCGTGCGCGTGACCGTCGCGGAGAACGCGCCCGCACCGATTGAGCGAATCGCGGCGTGGCTCATGACGGAGACTCGCCCGATTGCGACCGATAATCACAATGTGTTGTATCCGATGGAGGTGGTCGAACGCCATGCGAACGCTCTCTAGAGAATCGTTTCAGGAACGCACACGGCGTCGTTTCCGCGACGCGCTGGCACAGTCGCGCTACACGCTCCAAGAGGTGGCGTATCGTGCGGGCGTGAACCCGAACACGCTGCGCCGTTGGCTCAACGGGCACAGTATGCCGCAGCCCCACATCCGCGCCCGCGTCGGACGCATCCTGCGTATCCCACTCGATGAACTCATCGACTGGGAACGGGAAACCGTCTCGCCGCTGGACCGCGCCCGCGTCGAACACGGCTACAGCGTCGCCGAACTCGCACGCGCGGCGCACACGAAAGAAGAGACCGTGCGTTCCCTGCTCACGCGCCCGCTAAACGCGCGACCCGAACATATCCATTCCCCACTGTGGACGCTGCTCGGCACGAACCCGATTCGAGAACATCTCGAAACGAGCGAACTCCAACCGCTGGAACGCATCCGACGGCAACACGGGTTGAACTATCGCGACTTGGCGCGCTCCGTCAACGCGAACCCGCACCTCATCATGCAGTGGTGCAAGCACGGCATCCCGCGCAACACGCGGTCTATAGAGACCGTCATTGCGCTCTGCGAACTGTACCGCGTCCCGTTGGAGACGCTTGTGCCCGACCCGACGCCCGAACTCCGCGAGGCGTATCGGAACGCCATGACGCTCCGCGCGAGCGCCACGGGGATTCCGTCCATCCGCAACGCGGACCCGTTCGATCTCGGCGTCCGATGGGTCGCTATCCCGACACAAACCGAAACGCCCGACGAATGAACCCGAAGAAACCCCCGCGTCGTAATTGATTTCGTGCGACGCGCCGTCGTCCGTGTCGTCCAACATCGAAGCGCACAGACGGGCGTACACGGTTCCCGTCTACGGAACCATCATCGCGTCCACGCAACCCATCTAGGAGGTGAACAATCATGAACCATCTCATCGCGCGAGTCGACGCACCGGGAGAAGTCCGAGCGTTCCCGCTACGATTGCGGCAGGAACTGCGACGGCTCCACGAAAAATACTACCGATTGACTTTCTACAAAGCGGGCATCTTCGGCGACGCCGTACCCCACGAATCGTACAGAGGCACCGGCGACGGGTACGGAGTCGTGCTCTCCCCGCGTTTCAACCATATCGGCATCTGTTGGGACACTTCCCTTGGTCGCGTCACCACAACGGATTTGGTGTATCTTAACCAATATATGGGTGAACTCATGGCGATTCTGCAACGCTACGGGTACTCCCCGACGGCGACGAACCCGCTCCGAAAGATATACATCGACTCTATGGAAGATCTCGGTTTTCGCGCTACGACCATCGATTTCGGGGTTCCCGCTCGGTTCTTCAGGTACGAATAATGACGCGGAGAATGTGAACAACAATGTTGGTCAATCGTTTCGTGATACGGCGTGACGGGGCGTTTGAACGGCGCGGGTTCCCACTCGTGCTGCGTAACGCACTCCGACGGCTCTTCATCCGTTTTGCGGAACACACCGCAATCTCCATACGGGTTGAACATGCCGCGCTTACTGATTGAACGGTTGGGATGGGCGCACGGTTCGCTTCCGCGCGAGACGGTCGAACCGTTGGAACGCGCGGTTCTCGAATCCGCGCGTGGGGTGCGCGGGCGTCTGTTGCTCGCCGAGTTGCTTCCTGACGGGGTAGACCCGACGGACTATGCGGTTGTCTTGCTTGCGGAGCATCGACCGTGGCGCGAGGTTATGGCGCAGTGTCCCGAATGTCGGTGGATAACGCTCAAGCCGTTCGGACCGGACCATCCCGAATATCGTCGCGTGTTGGTGCGTCCGACCAAGCATGGGTTCCGTGTGGTCTGGGCTGGCGACAAAGGTCTGTTTCATCTTCGGTTGGAGCGTTCCGCCTCGGGTGCGCGTCGCACCCCGCGTTCGGTGTCGCCCGAGGCGGTGGCGCGTGCGCGTCAGCGGCGCACGCGCCAATACGAAGCGCATCTCAAGCAGTTTTATGGCGCGGTCGCGGACTTGCTCGGCGTCCCGCATGACGACATCGCGCGTCTGGACCCGCTCAAGATGCGCAAAGCGTTGCGTCGCGCGATGCGTGCCCCGCGCGGGTCGTCGGCGGAGTCGGCGGAGTCGGCGACAGCGAGCGTGCCCGATACGGACGCGATGACCGATGCGCAGGCGAAGGCGTTGGACGCGCTACGGGAGATGGTCGCGCCCGACGAGAAGTTCGATTTGGCGGCGGCGGAATCGCGTTCGCGGGTTGCCCGTTCCATCCATCGGGACGCGCTGGCGAAGACCGTGTTCCGCAATGAACTCCGTATCACGGGCGACGAACTCCAACTGGAACCCGATTTGCCCCAGTCGCTGCGCGACCGATTAGCGACGATGACGCCTGAACAGGCGGCGCATCTCGGCATGTTGCTGGACGCGCACGAACGCGAACGGCGACGGTTCAACGCCGAGATCCGCGCCGAAGTCGAATCCCGTGCGGACGATGTGTTGGCGACTGCCGACTGGCACGAAGTCGCTTCCGAGAAGGAACTGGAGAAAATCTATCAGCAGGAACTCCGTGCGCATGAAGACGCGCAGACCGCGCGCCGCGCGATTGGTCTGTGGCGCGCGGTCGATATGTCGGAGGGGCGCGGGGGCGCACGGCACTATCTGCGCGGCGCGCTCGCTTCGGCGCAATCGATGGCGTCGGAATGGCTCGGCGAGACCAGTGTGCCCGCGCAACTGGTGCATACGCTCGGCGTCGAAGGCGCGGCGCACTGGCTCTACAAGCAGATGGCGCAGCGGATGAGCAAAGGCGAACTGGAACACGCCATGCGCACGATAGAAGACCGGTTCAAAGCGCGCAACGACGAGGTGCTTCAAGACGCGGAGATGATACTGCATCGCGGGGATGTGATCCGGGAACAGATTTATGCGATGGCGACGGGCGAGGAGTCGTTTCTGACCGCGCCACTCGCGCGGCGGTTGCTCCAACGCGAGATTGCCACGCAGCGTCGGCTCATCAACGGGATGGCGGGCGAGTTGGCGTTCCAAGCCGCACTGTTGGATGCGCATCGGCGCGGGCTCGCCGACCGTCCCATACGGGTCGTCGCCGCGCACGATGACGCCGACGAGGCGTTGCACCATATGCAACTGCACGGGTTGACCCCCGAAGACGATTTCAAGCTCGTCGAGACGCGGGACGGGAAACTCCGCGCGGAACTCACGGCGTCGGGCGAACAGAAGTTGACCGCGCGCGGGCGCGCGCTGCAACGGCGGCGGGAACGAGTGCCCGACGCGATGCTCGATGAATCGTGGCGTCCGACGGGGTTGAACCCCAGTGTGCGTCTCACGCCGACGCAACGCGCCGCCATCGGGCACACGCTCACCAATCGCCGTAGTATCTGGAACTTACCGACGGGCACGGGGAAATCGCTCGCGGCGATTGCGCTCGCGAAAGAACTGCTGGACCGCGGCGCAATCCAGAAAGCCGTTCTCATCGTGCCTGCGGGACTGCGCGAGAACATGCTCGCGGAAGCCCGCAAATATTTCCACGATACCGATTTGCGTGTCGGGGTCGCCGGGGCGATTAGCGACGCCGCCGCCGCGCGACACAACGCGCGGTACGGCACGGGCGAACAACGCGCCGCGGTCATCGCTGACCCCGACTTGGATGTCGTTATCGTCGGGATGGAAACTTTCGTGTTGGACGGCGGACGCGACGCGCAAGCCCTCCAACACGAACTGGAACGCACCAACGGGAAGATGCTCATCGTCGTCGATGAAGCCCACAAAGTCTTCTCGCCCGGCGCACAGCAATCGAAGCGCACGAAACGGCTTCTTGAACTCGCCAAACAGTTCAACGAGAACACGCATGTCGTCGCGATGACGGGCACACCGATTCGCACTGCCGCGAGCAATCTCTACGGGGTCGCGCAGTTCGTCTCCGGGTCAGACGACATCAGCGAGCAGAACATCTACTCGCGCGAGTTTCTTTCGCTCTACCACGACGCGGTGGAGAACCCGACTGCGCCGATGAAAGCGCAGCATGACGCCGCGCTCCAAGAACACATCCGCCCGTTCCTTGTGCGGGGCGACCCCCCGCCCGTTGATGCGCAACTGGAACAAGTGCCCCAACGGTATCGGCTCAGCCCGTACCAGCAACGCGCTTTTGAGCAACTCTATCGGGAGTATGAAGCGATGGGCGCGGACGAAAAGAAACGGACAGCGATTGCGATGCGCGCCTATACCACGATTGCCAACGCGCCCATCGAACATAACCCCGCGCTCCAGGCGTTGCACAGCATCGTCGATAGACACACACAGAACGGGATGAACGCCGTGACGGTCTTCTGCAACTACATTTCGGAAATGAACCATGTCATTCGGTCGTTCCGCCCGGGCGAAGCGATTGGCTATCATGGCGGTCTGAGTTACAACGACCGCGCGGCGGTCCGGCGCGCCGTGAACGAACGCGCGATTCTGCCCGGCGTGCGTGTCCGTGTGACTTTAGACGACGGGACGCAGGCGGAGGGCGTGTGTCAAGCGTGGGACGGGCGCACGGGTCAACTCGTCACGGATGACGGGCGCGCCGTCGCGTTCACCGCCGACAACGCGCCTGAAAGCATGCTCCGCGTACTCGTGGCGACCAGCGCAGGCGCGACGGGACTGGAATTCAAAGACGGGTCTGATACCGTCGTCCACTACGGCATGCCCATCAACGAAGCGGAACGGCAACAGCGGGTCGGGCGCGTCTATCGGATGGGGCAACGCGCGGCGCATGTGACGGAGTACGATTTGCGGTATGAGATCCCGCAGTCGTGGGAACGGCTACTCCGACACGCGCTCCAGCGAACCGCGATGGACGCGATTGACGAGCCCGACCCCGCCGTCGTGCGCGAGACGCTCGAACGCGCCGTTCCGTACACCGCCGCGTGACGGCACGAACACCAGCAGATACTCGCGGTTCATCCCGTCGGTCGCGCGTCCCGTTTCGGGGTTGCGCGGCGCACGGGTCGCCCGCCGCTGAATCGTGTCTTCGAGATACGCTTCGACTGACCAGTCGCCGTTGGCGGTCAGATGTTCCATCAGAATCGTGTCCATCGGCACGCGCACGCTCCGCGCCGTCGGACGCCCCACAAACAGCCCGAACGCGCGTTCGGGGCGTATCCCGTCGACGATTCGCGCGAGTGCCCACCAGTAGGCGTCGTAGCGGGCGCGCGTGGTCGGATGGGCGATGTCCGCGCGCACGCGCTCATAGGTCGCCGAACGCACGGGATACGGTTCCACAGTGCGATACGGGATCTCCAATCGCGCACACGCGCGAATCGTCGCTTCGGGGACGCCGAGCCAGAGCAGTTCGAGTTTCACGCTCCGCAGATACTCCCGCGCGTGGAAATACGGGGGCGAAGTCAAACACACGGCGCAATCGGGGTAGACACCCGATACGGCATCGACGCCGACGACCACTTCGGGGGCGACATCGGCGGGCGTCTCCGCGCGATACGCCCCAATCGCATCGACGGTCTTGAGCAGTGCATGTCGGAGGTCGCTCCAGAAGAACCCGCGCCGCGTGCGCGCCATCGCGTTCTCCATCGCCCGCTTCGACCGATGCAACTTGTACGACGGGGCGTCTTTGAACGAGTAGCGTACCGTGTGCGAGACAAACGGCAGCGCGAGCCACGCGCGTTCCCACGCGCTCGCGTGATGATGATAGTAGCCCCACATCTGACACAGCATGCGGTGCGCGCCCGACGGATGCCAGAACGCGAGCCACGCGCTCCCCCGCGGCGACCATTCCGTCGGACACATCGCAACCGCCGTCATGACCCGTTCCACATCACGCGCCGTCGGCAACGGAACCGAATCGAACACCGCGCGCACCGCGACGGCAGTCATCGGGTTGATGTCCCAAAGCGTCGCGGGCAACCCGCGCTGCGCCGCGACATACCCGACCGTCCCATAACCCGCGAACGGGTCAAACACACGACCGCCCGACACACCCCAACGCGACAGGAACCATTCGACGACTTCGGGTATCATCCGAGACGGGTACCGGAAGAGACCGAACAGACCGTACACGCGCGAACGGGGACGAGACTCTTCGCGAAACACGAACGGCACGGCATTCATCGTCGAAGATTGTACCATTGTCGCAATCAACCGTAATTAAGACGGAGACGAACCGCTATGAGAATTCGGATTGTTCGGCTGTCTGAGACGAACGACCCTGGCGTATTGAACAACCCGTTGGGCTGGGCGATTGTCCAATTCACGCAGCGCACGCGCGGGGGGAAGCCCACTCACAAACTCGCGTGGGTCAAAATGCGGTATAACCGATTCTTGGAAGGGCGACGCGGCGCACTCGCACGACCCTCCGGCGTCACCTATCTGGTGTGGCAACCGAACAAAAGCGAGAAACTCGTGGGGAACGCATCTCAATTCTGGCAAGGTGTTCCGATAGACCAACAGGTGCAATACGACCCAGAGCAGTTCGCAGAGTACCCAACACGCCCCGAACAGAAAGAACGGATTATAGACGAACTCAAAAAGCAACATGAAGAACTTAGACGGCGACTGCAGACCCGCGAAGGGAAGATGAGTCCCCAAACCCGCGAACTCGCGCAACAGATGAGTGATGCGCTGGGCGAACTGGTACTCGACATCGTACCGGGTACGGGTATCGGCGACCAGCAGACTGCGGAGGAGTACGCACGCATGCTCGCCACATATGGCGTCGTCGTCGTCGATGGTATGGTCAGCGGTCTGCCCACCGATGAACTCGCGAAACGCTTATTCGGATATGAAGATGAAATCGGAGACACGCCAGCTATTCTTGGGAGCTATTTCGCGAACACCGTGATGCACGACACCACAATTGACGAACTGAGTTCGACGGGGGACGCAAGCGCGCCGCTGCTGGTAACGGAGACGGCGCGTTCCGCCGATGGGCATCTCTTCCTGCAAGGGTTGGCGGAACTGATAGACCGCGTACAAAATGGCGACAAGCTCGACCCAGAGTTGCGCGCCCATGTGTGCGACCAACTCGAATTCGTTGCGACGCACGACGATTACGGGATGCCATCGCTGGTCGTAAATCATCATAGAGACATTTTTCGGTATGTAGAAGAGTTTGACAACTGGTTCATCCCACGAGGCGAAAAGCGGGAGCCTGTAGCGGTCGCGCGCGAGGTGGAATGTCCCGACGGACGGCGATACACTTTCTACGATTGGAACACAGAATACAACGACCAAAACCAGCTGAAGGGTCACCCCTCCGTGGCGGACTTCTTCGCCTACAACAACAACTATGCGCGGGGCGCGTTTATGCCGAAAGGCGCGGGGAATGTGGTCGGCGACCCGCTGGGCGGTCTCCGTGTCCAAGCGGCGATGGCGCGACATCTACTCCAATGCAATCCCGAACAAAGCGACGCATCAGACCTAAGCGCAGCCGTAGAATACACCGCTTTAGAATTGTCATCGCTGTTCGGTGCATTGAAAAACGAAGCGTCGCGTCCAGAAGATGAGCGGAAGTTCACACGGTTCATGATGTTTCGTCCCGCGATGCCCCATGTGCTGTCGCGGCTTGCGAACTTGACGGCGGCGGCGAAGTTCGCCGAACAGAACCAATTGGAACTCTCAGAAGGCGCAAAAGAGAAGCTCGATATGCTTCTCAACGACTATGGCTTGAACGACCCCAACTCGCATGTGCGTAGGACGCTGGATGCGATGTTCACCTTGTCGGGTGGAGCGTCGCCGATGATGTTCCAGAAAGGGTATACCGCGGCGGAGCAGGCGTTCGGCGGTCCGGACGAACCGCATATGGTCTATGGGGCGGATAATTCGGTGAAGACTTTAGACGACCATCTGCTGGTCTGGAGCAACGCTCTGCAGAGCGCGAGATAAGCGATGCCCCGTGCGCGTTGGCGTGATTGGTTCTTAGGGTCGTTTGGCGTCGGCAAGCCTGTCAAGCCGATGGCTGAGCCGATGACCAAGCCCGTTGAGGGGCAAATCGGGATCACGGGTCAGAACCGTTATGCCCCGATGTCGGCGCAGTTCTCATCGGACGGACGGATGTTGGCGTTCCGTCTGGATGAGATACGGATAGAAGACCTCGACCGTGTGCGTCAAGACCCCGTGGTGCGTTCGTCGCTACGGTTGCTCAAACTCCCGATACTCCGCGCGAAATGGCAAGTCTACTCCGAGGACCCTAAGATTGAAGCGTTGGTTCAAGAGATTCTTCGTCCCCACATGCGCCAACTGTTATGGGCGTTGTGTACCGCGTTTGACTACGGCGTCGCGTTCATCGAGAAGGTGTGGCGTCGGGAACCCGTGTTGCGCGTGTCGCACACACGGTCAACCCAAGATGCGTCCGATGTCTACACCTATCGTGATGTGTGGACGATTGACCGCGTGGTGCATCTGGACCCGTCGCTGTGTTGGGCGTTAGTGTATCCGACGGGCGAGTTCGCGGGCGTGCGCCAACTCCAAGCGGGCGACATTATCCCCGAAGGGAAACTCATCCACTACCCCGTCGACGCCGAATTCAACGAGGTGTACGGCAACCCCGTCACGAAGCCGTGTATCCCGTACTTCGAGGTCAAAGTCCGACTCTTGGAAGACCTCTCACGCTATTTCGCGACTTACGGGGTTCCGATTAAGAAGGGGTATGCCCCGCCGGGTCAGACGAGTGTGGGCACGGCGGAGAACGGGCAACCCGTGTTGGTGGACAATCTGGAGTATCTTGCGGAACAGTTAGACAATCTGACCAACGCGCACACCATCGTCTTGCCGAACATGGTGGATTCCGGGGGTCAGCGGATGTGGGAGGTGGAACTCGCGCCCCCGCCGGGAGCCGCGCCGTATGAAGCGTTTCTGAACTTTCTGGATGAACAGATGCGCCAAGCGATGGGCGTGCCCGCGCTGGCGTCTATTCATCCTCAGATGGGCTCGTATGCGCTCGGACGGTCGCAAATCGACTTGTTCATCCAGAACGAAGAAGCGTGGCTCCAGCAAATCCAAGAAGTGCTGAACCGACAGTTAATCCCCGACATCGTGCGGTTCAACTTCGGTTCCCGCGCGCGACCGACACGAATCGAGATGACCATCGAGCGCGACGATACGGCGGCGTTGGTCGACGCGATGATTAGTCTGTTGGCGCATGGGCAGCCGTTGCAGACGGCGACGGGCGACACACTGTACGCCGACTGGCAACAACTCGCGCAGGAATACAATCTCCCGGTCTTGACGCTCACACGCGAGGAGATGATGCAACAGCAGATGGAAATGCAACAAATGCAAGCGCAGATGATGCCCCAAATGGGCGGGAACGCCCCCAGTGGGATGATGGGCAGCCCCGCAGCGATGGGCGGGAACGCCCCCAGTGGGATGATGGGCAGCCCCGCAGCGATGGGCGGGAACGCCCCCAGTGGATCGGGTTCACCGAGCGATATTGCGACCCCGCTTCCCGTCCGCGAGCCCAGCGACGGGCAATCCGCGACTCCGCTGGAACCCGAACCCACACAGCCCGAACAAGCGACCGCGCCTGAACCCGAACAGAACCAGCCTGAACCCGAATCGCAATCCGAACCCGAACCGGGCGCGCCGCGACTTCTGCTCCCGCGCGTGCGAATCAACAACCCGAACCGACAACAACCATGAGTGTTCCCGTGAATACCGTCTACGAGGGCGATGTCTTCGACCTGTTGCGCCAGTTGGAAGACCAATCCGTGGATATGGTCTTCTCCGACCCTGATTACAACATCGGCGTTCGGTACAACGGCAGGTCGTACAGACAACGCTGGGACGACTACATCGATTGGTACATTCGGCTCGCGCGTGAGAGCCTGCGCGTGCTTCGTGCCGACGGGAACGCTTTCTTTCTGAACATGCCGAAGCAGAACGCTTACTTGCGCGTGCGTTATCTCGACGACGCTTGCTACGATGTGCATGAGTATGTATGGTGCTATTCGCCGAATGTGGGCTACACGCCCTATCGGTTAACCACAGCGCATCGGACGATTCTGCACGCGCGCAAGCAGACGCGCGTGCGCTGGTACAAAGATGCGATTGCGCAACCGTTCAAGAATGTCGGCGACAGGCGCGTGCGTCAGCGAATCGAGCAAGGGCAGACGGGGTGCATGCCCTACGACTGGTTCTACTTCGATATCGTCAAAGCGGGTTCGCGTGAGAAGACGATTCATCCGTGTCAGGTGCCGCGTCGTCTGTTCGAGTTTTTGCTTCGCGCGTCGACGCGGGAGGGCGATTTGGTGCTGGTGTTGTTTGGGGGCGCGGGTTCCGAAGTGGCGGTCTGTCACGAGCTGGGACGACGCTGGTTGACGGCGGAGATTGACCCGGTGTACGCGGACCTGATACGCAAGCGCGTGGCGTTGGGCGCGATTCCCGATGAGTATCGGTGGCGACCCCGCGCGTCGCGTTCGGGTATACTCGCGCACGAACGAGGGCTGTACGATGAGAATACCACAGTTTGACGAGCGTATTGAGCAGCGATGGGTTGCGATGGTTCCGTCGGACCCGTCGGACGAGACGAGTCCGCCGTGTGTGGTCTGGGACACCGACTGGGCGTGGGTTCAGCAGAACCAACCCGAACTCGCGCAGGCGTTGGAGCCGTATGTTGAAGCGACGCGGGTCGAGTTCACGGTGCGCCCGATGCGGTTGGTGGAACGGTTGACGGCGGAGACGAACGCGACGGTCATCCAAGCCGACGGGACGCTGATTATCGATCAGGCGCGGTATGTGCTGTGGGTCATGCAACAGGTGACGGGGTTGTCGGAAGAGGTGCTGCAGGCGTTGCCCGACGCCGTTGGGCGTGCGATATGGGACTTAATCCAAGAACGGTCGCGTGTCGTAAATTTTCCGTGGTCGAGGACGCCCTTCTCCGCGCCGCCCGTATCCGTGACGCCCGACGAAACGCCGAGTCGCAGCCCGTCTACAGTCTCGAAGCCGAGACGAGCAACCCCAACCCGCTCTTGACGATGGTACTGTTGTGGCGGATGGGGTATCTACATCTGGATTTGGGGCAGTTGCCCGTGTCGTTGGCGGAAGCACTGCTCCGTGTACGGTTGGAACTGGGGGAATGAACACGATGGCGAAACGGACAGAGGCAGAACTTGGGGAGAGCGCGGGTGTCGCCGAGCGCGTGTTGCAGGCGACGGACACCGAACTCGCGTTCTTGCGTTTCATCCAGCGGTTGTATCACGGGAACATCGCACGGTTAGTGATTGACCGTGAGACGGGCGACATCTCGATCGATGCGCGTTACAACCCGCAAGACCATGCGGCGGTCGTCCAGAAGTTCGACTTGTCGGACGAACGGCACGCGGTGCGCGTGTGGCTCGCGGCGAGTGCGCGCCTAGCGTCGTGGAGCCCGCCACGGGGGCAAGCGTTGCACGATGCGCGTGCGGCGGGCGCGGGCGTGCGCGCATGCGCGTTTCTCGCCGTGCTCCGCGACATCGCATCGCGCTGGGGGCAGGCGTTCATCACGAATATCGTCGTGCGCAACGGAGAACCGCACTACTTCGAGTTCCGCCCGTCGCTTAGCCCACTGGTACAGGGCGTGATGTATCGCGTCAAAGCGGAACCCCCCGATTGGCTCGTGCCGCAAGTCAGCGAAGAGACCGTAGAGCGTGGAAAAGATAGTTAACCCCATACGGGTCGTTCTGGACTATCTGGCACTTCGGCGGTCGGTCTACGCCGCGCAGGGGTGCGGGGATGTGCGATTCTATCCCCATCCGGTCGGCAACATCCCGTCGGAACGGATGCCCGTGCTGATGGCTTCGCCCATCAATCTCGCCACGCAACCGTTCGGGATGCCCGACATCTTCATGGAGGTCTATCGGTTCGAACTCTACGGGTTCGTGATTGACCCGGACCCCGAACGCGCGAACGAACTCCGTTGGCTATTCGGCGCGACGACGCTCCGCCTACTTGCCGAACTCCCGCACTATCTGAACGCGGAAGGGCATACCTTCTTCACGCAAGAACACTGGATGCCCAGCGTCGAATTCACACAGACGATGATTGGCAACTCGCCCGTCGATGCGTGGGTCGCCCCGCTGGTGCTTCAGAAGATTGTGCAATACACGCCACTGGCAATCAACGAACAGCCCATCGTGCGCCACGAACCGTACTGACTTGCGCCCCGCGTCGTAACTATCTTTGGATGCAATTGCCCGAACTGTTTTACGCCCTTTTGGTGGCGCAGGCGTTTGATATTCTGTTGGGCACGCTTTGGGCGTGGTCGCGAAAGCGTATCCACAGCGGGGTCGCGCGGCGCGGAATGACCCGTAAAGCCGCCGTGCTTATTATCGCGGGTTTCGTGGTGATTCAAAACAAGTATCTGACTCCCATCGTCGGGATCGATGTTTCAGCGTTGTGTTTGACTTACTTCATTATTGCGGAGAGTATTAGTATCTTCCGATACGCCGCGCTTCTTGGCGTCCCGATTCCCCGCGCGCTTCGCGAGCGGTTGGAAGAGGTGCAGTCGGAACTCGAAGCGATGGAGCGCCGTGGAGACGCCAACGGGAGTAACGGGAGTGGTGGGAACGGTTCGGGCGGGGGCAACGGCAGTGGGGGTCTACTGGCATACACGCTTGTTGATTGGGGCTTGCGTCTGCCCCCGCTCTGGTGGATGATATTGCGCGGGGGTCGGGAGAGACAGTCATGGCGCGTGTGACGGCGAACGAACCGTGCAAGTGTCCCGACGAACATAAGCGGGACATCCATCTCCAGACCGTCGGGGGGCATCATCGCCCTGCCGTCTACTGCACGAAATGTGGGCATATCACGCCGAAGCGCGCGGGTGCGTACACGACGCGCAATGAGCAACCCGACGCGATTGAACTGCTGGAACATGCGAACGCGCTGAACGAAGCGAACGCGACGGCTCTGCAGCGTGTGCTGGATACGACGGTTGAAACGCTTGAAGAAAGCGTTGGGCGGCTCCGCGCGAAGGTCAAGCGGAACCCCGAACTCTATCCGCTACTCTTAGACGCCGAAGAACAGCTCGAGCTCGAACGGGGCACACAACAACTGAACGCTGTCGGCGAACCGTTCAAGACCGACTGAACGGCTCGTACACAAATTTCTCTTTCGTCGTATATTAATGTGGCGTTCACGGGGCGAACGGCGCGCCGTGAACGCTTTTTTTTGATTCAGTCAGGGGTGCAGTGCATGGTCTCGTACTTTCTGTCCGAGATCCGTCGTGGGGGGTGCGGTTGTCAAGGCAAGTCGTCCAATCGCTACCGCGTGGAGGTGTTGCGTCGGGGCGAATGGTTGCATCCGCGCGCGCCCGGGGGCAAACTGGTCGTTGACGACCGCATGCTGCGCGAGATTGTCGACCACTACAAAAGCGGCGTGATGGGGCGTGAACTCCCCGTGAATTTGAACCATGCCGACGATTCCACAGACGCCGCGGGTTGGGTCGTCGACTTGGAACAGCGCGGGGATTCACTCATCGCGACGGTCGAAATCGTTGACCCGCGGGTCAAGGAACTGGTGGACGGGAAACGGTTGCGTTTCGCCAGCGCGGAACTCGCGCTGGGCTACATGCATCCGGAATACCGACAGCGGATGAATGTGTTGCGCGGGATTGCGTTGACGAACCGCCCATACATCAAGAACATGCAGGATATTGCCCCACTGAATCTTTCCGAATTCGCAAACGATGAGGAGGACACTATGGAGCAGGCGAAAAACACGGTTCCCCATCTGCTTCCCCCCGTGCGTTTCAATTTCCGTTCGCGCGATGAGGGAGAGACGGATGGGAACGCCGATGGAACGAACAGTGCGCTGGGGTTGAACTTGTCGGAGGGGGAAACCGCTGTCATTGAACTCACGGAAGAAGAGTTCACCGATTTGTTGTCTCGCGCGTCGCGTGTAGAGGAGTTGGAGCAGGAACTTCAGCACCTGCTGGAGATGCAACGCGAGAGTGCGCGTGAGGCGTGGCTGAGCGAATACGCGGACCGCGTGCCGCCCGCCGTGTTGCAGACCGCACGGGCGTTAGTTCGCGCGTTGGAAGGCGCGACCGTCACGCTGTCCGAGTTAGACTATCTGCGCGACGACGCGCATTATGTGCTGGCTCTGGGCGAGAATGTGGGTGATGACTATCAACTCCAGCCCGTGGAACTGGTGCAGATTTTGCTGAATGAAATTGCCGCGACGAACCAGTGGACACGGCAGATGGCGCGTTCGCAAATGGGCTACGAAGTGCCCACGCGCACCAGTGTCATCACCAACGATTCGCAACGGTTGCAGATATTGCAGAACCGTGCAGAGCAAATCGCACGGAACGAGAACATCCCGTACAGCGAAGCCATCAAGCGCGCTGCGCGGGAACTGCGCATTTCTGGATTAAGGAGGGACTAAGATATGTTCACAGCGTACAGCAAGCTCGGTCGCACGGAGACTTATGTCTGGCGGGACTATGACGATACCGCTAAGAACCCCGTCGCGCCGTTTGTGCCCGTTGTGCTTTGGACGGGCGATGTGCCGTCCAGCGACCCGATTTTCGGGGCGCATCAAGCGGTGACGATGCCGAAGCACGACGACTCCGCGTTCTGGTCAAACGGGGGTAGTGGTCAAAATGTCGTCTCCGCGTGCCGTCTACCGATTATCGGCGTGACGCAAGGCATCGCGATTCACGGGCAGCAAGTGACCGTGATGACCGAAGGGGTAACGCGGTTGATTGTCGGCGGTGATGTGAAAGCGGGCGACGAACTCGTGTTGGCGTACAAGTCAACAAACGCCGTAGACCGCAAGTTCATTCTCGACACGATGCATCCGCTCTTTAGAAATGTGCCCGAACTGCGCCCGCTGGTACACCCGTACTGGGGACGCGCCGTCGCGTTCGTCGCTGCGCGGGTTCTGCCGTTGCGCGTGGTGAACCAGCGCCGCGGAGCGATCACTTTCTCCCCGAGCGCATTCTCGTACACCTTCGGGATCGCGCTTCAAGGGACGGATACGACCAACGACAATGACCTGCGGTTGATTTCCGTGCGGTTGACGCCGCCACAGCGGGTCTACTAACCGCACTTTGTGAAGGAGGGGGAAAATGCCGAAGACTACTGGTGGAAACGCGAGTTTTGGTCTGCATTACGACCAGATACTCACGAATATCAGTCTCAAGTATTCTCAGCCGGGGCTTGTTGCCCCGGTGGTGTTTCCGACGCTACCCGTCAAGAAAGAGTCCGACCTCTACCCGGTCTACGACCTCTCGAACTTCGTCCACATCGACGACGCGCGTCAAGACGGCGAAATCGCGCGTGAGGCGTCGTGGGGCTGGCGGCTCGAATGGTATCGCACGGAGCAACACTCGCTCCGCGCGATGATTACGCCGCGCATGCGCGAGAATGTCGACAACGCGATAGACCTCGAGGTGGACACGACCAACTATCTGACGGAGATGTTGCTGCTCAACTGGGAGATTGCCGCCGCGCGGTACATCAGCGACCCCGCGAACAACGGGTATGTGCAGAACCTGAACAATGCGTGGGACAACTATCTCACATGCTCGCCGAAGACGGACATCACGCTCGCCAAGAACGCCATCTTCCGCATGACGGGGCGTGTGCCGAATGTGCTGGTTGTTCCCGCGACGATAGCGTCCCGCATGCTGCTCATCGAGGAAATCAAAGAGGAGCGCAAGTATGTCACGGACTTGACGCAATCGGGTCTGCCGAACCCACTGTGGGGTCTACGGGTCATTGAGGCGCAGTCGCTGCGTGCGCCGTCGTCACCCGTCGGGGCGTACTCGCTTGACCCGCGCGCCACCACACAGCTCCAAGAAGTCTGGGGCAATAATGTCTGGATTGGGTATGTGGACACGCCCGGCGTGCGCAAAATCACTTACGGCGTCACTTTCGAATCCCGTCCGCGCAATGTGCGCACTTATGTCGAGCCGTGGCGCGACAACGCGACATGGATTGAAGTGGACTGGATGTGGGGCATCCATATCATCGCGCCGCCCGCAGGCGCACTGCTCCAGAATGTCATGACGCCGGCGTAGGAGCCGTAATCGATGGCTTGGGCGACGGTACAGGGGGTGCGTGAACTCACACGCAACTTGCAAATCGACGACGCGCGGATACAGGCGGCGATACGCATGGCACAAAGCCATGTGCGCGCCAATCTCAGCCGCCTGTATCCGACGCTCACACCCGACCAGCCCGCGCCCGACCCCATCCCGCTCATCGTGGAGTTTCTCGCCGCGGCGCTCGCGGAAGCGAACACGCTCGCCATCACACAAGTCGGCGCGTCGCAGAACCCATACGCGCTCCAACTCTACCAACAAGCGATGGAACTCCTCGAAAAGGTGCGAATGGGGTTCATCCAACTGGTCGGCGAAGACCTCCGCACGACGCTCCCGCTCATGGTGCAAGGCTCGCGCGAGAACGACCCGACGGGCAACAAATACTTCCGGCGCATCCGTCAACACCGACGCACAGGGGCACAACCGTGACGCGACTGTATAACTGGACAGAACTCGCCGAACAGTTTCGCCAAGCCCAACTTGCGGGGGATGAACTGCCCGACAGTTTCTGGGGGAACCTCCGCGCACGCATCGCCGCGTGGTGCAAACAACACTACCCCAACGACACCGACGAACTCCGCGAAGACATCGTACAGGAAGCGTGTATCCGTGTGTTTACCCATCGAGACACGATACGCACCGAGACCTTCGGGGCGTACATCCAAACCATCATCCGCAATATCCGAACCGACCTGCTCAAAGTCCACAGCCGACACGCAACGGGCGTGCCCATCGAGTACGCCGTCGAACACGCGAACACCGACACGACGATTTACGAAAACACCATGTTCCACGCTTCAATTGACCCCCATCTGACGCCGATCGAACGCGAGTTTCTCCGCTATATTGAAGAAGGGTACACAATGCGGGAGATCGCGCGCCAGATGGGGTATACCACTCCACGCTGCACGGCGTTCCGAAAACAGTGGCGAAGTTTCGTGGAACGCATGCGGGTGTTATTGCGGGAGAACGACTATGGCAAGACGAATTGACCGAATGCGAGACGATGAGAACGCGACTCTGCGCCGAACGATTGCGGGGGAGACCGAACCGGATGACGACGAAACACGCTTCGGGAGACCCGATGATGGCGTTGGCGTTGGCGACGACTTCTCCGCCGACACGGACGATGACACGGACGATGACGGCGATGACTTCTCCGCTGACGCGGACGATGACACGGACGATGACGATACCGAGACCGACCGCGGCGACGATACGGGCACGGCGCGCGCCGTCGACAGTCCGCCCAGAAGACGAACACTTCTCGAACGGTTCACCGATTCGTCGTCACCGGCATCACCCGTGGATACCGATAACGCGCCACTGGGACTGACCGACTACAAACCGTTGTATAACCAACTGGTTGACGCGGTACACAACACACCCAACGACTATGAAACCATCGCGCGTCTCTTTGACGATTTCACCGCGCGACTCACGGGCGAATACAGCGAGGAACGGGTAGAAGACGCCACCCGCGCCATCGTCGAAATGTCCAGTCTCGTGTTCGGGGTCGTGCCATATCCGTATAATTCAGCGATACTCGCCGACCTGATGGAGTTGGCGTCGTATGCGGGCTATGTCGATGCGCAACAGTTATTCTATGTGTGGGCGACGATACTGGACTGTGCGAAGTTGGTGCGTGACTATGGTTATGACGAAGCGATACGGCGCAGTTTCGGCGTCACGCGCCGTGTGATCCAGAATCATTCTCAAGAAGAGTGGCAAAACTTTATAAGAGTGTTTCTCAAGAATACGGGTGAGAACGATGGAACCGAAACTGCACCGCAACAAGGCATTTCAGCAGACGGGAGTGGGAAGACGAACCAATCCGATGCGGTCTCAATTCCCGATGCGAACACCACGGACATCGAGTCCGAGCCCGAATCTGGCACGGGTACGCCGACCGAAACGCCCGCGTCTACCCCAAAACTTCTGACACCGCAGGGGTATAACGCGATGGACGAACGCGCACCACGCAGCGTACCCAACTACACACCGCTCGGAAAACGATATGAGGAGGATGCGCCGTGAAAGAGTTCAAGGTCTATCGGCGAGTGGTTGAGTCGATGATTCGGCTGGACTTGGCGGAGAACCCAATCGGTACGCCCCAACCGAGACAACCGCAACAGCCGAGACAACCGCTCCAAGAATACAAGGTGCCTGTGCATGGAAAACACGGCATCTACTACCGTCGGCAAAAAGTGAAGCAATTCCGAGAGGGGTATAAGATTCCGGGTGCAGACGAACAACAGACGCCAACTGCGCCACAACCCCAAGCGCAACCGCAGATGCCGACTGCGCAGCGACGACCAACCGAGCAAGAACTCGCCATCCCACAGCAGCCGTCGCAAGAGTTTCTGAGCAGCGTCGGAAAGAGAACATCCACTCAAGCAGAGACTCAACAGACAACGATGGAGGCGATAACTAAAGGCAATCTTCCCCCCGGCGCACCACAAACATCAGGTCAAGGCGCGCAGACAACACAAGGTCAAGGCGCGGCGATAGCATCAGAAAAGGCGAAGAGAAAGATAAAAGATTTGCATAACAAATACATCGATGAAGCAGGAAGCGCGACGGAAATAACGAAGCATCCTAAGGGATACGCATCTTATCATACGGGATTGCACGAAAACACAGCGTGGGGGATTGCGCCGAACTATCCCCCTGCACTGAAAACGATTGAAGATGCTCTTGGACACCCGATGCTGCTGGGAGGTCTGCTCACTGCGGCGGCGGGGTTCCCAGCGTATCTGGAAACGCGCGCGGGGTACGGCAAGACGACAATGGCGCACGCGCTCAAGCAAAGAATCGATGCGCTCTACGAGAGAGCGAAAAAAGGAGACAAACAAGCATCGCGAGAGTTAGCCGAGTTGCCGTTTGCCGATGTTGTTGTCGTCGAGCCGAAAAGTGAAATCGCTGAACTCATCGGGTATCTCTATGTCTCTTCTGA